CAATGCCGAGGCGCGTGGACCCGGCGATATCGAGGACGCCATGCACCGGCTCGAGGCCCGCACCGGCATTGGCTATTGGACTTATTGGGGGCTGTGGAACCGGCGCAGGAAGGTTGTTGACCTTGACCTGCTCACCCGGCTGAGGGGCGCGTATCTGGCCACCTGCGAGCGCCAACTCTCTCAGCTTCAACATGCTCTCGCGGTTGAGAAGGCGCGCGGCGGCAATGATGCTTCTGAAGATCTGGTGGCTGAGGCTGAGGCTATGGTGGAGAAGCTTCGTCGCGCGAAGAAAGCGCAAGGGCGGTAACCCGCCGCCTGCTGCGGACTTCCGGCCACCCCCGTCCGAGGCTGAGTTTCTCGCCGAGCTGCTCGAGGCCGAGCGGCTTCGTCCCGAGCCGCCCCGCAAATACCAGCGGGAGCCGTAGCCATGCGGGTGCTCGACCTTTTCTCAGGCATCGGCGGCTTCAGCCTCGGGCTTGAACGCACTGGCGGTTTCAGGACCGTTGCCTTCTGCGAGATCGACCCGTTCTGCCGGGACGTCCTGGCAAAGCATTGGCCCGACGTACCCTGCCACAATGACATTGAAACGCGGCAATTTGAGGAAGGCGAAGCAGATGTCATCACGGCTGGATTCCCCTGTCAGGACATCAGCCACGCTGGTCTTGGCGCGGGACTTGCCGGAGCCCGTTCGGGACTCTACCGGCATGTGGTTCGAGCCATTCGCCTGGTACGACCGCGCTTCGCGATCCTGGAGAACGTGGCAGCGCTGCTTGGTCGAGGAATGGGCACTGTTCTCGGAGACCTGGCCGAGGTCGGGGTTGATGCGGAATGGCATTGCATACCGGCGAGCGCCGTTGGTGCCCCTCACATTCGGGACCGGGTTTGGATCATCGCCAAGCCACAGTATCCCGACCCCGACGAGCCAGGACCACATCGAGCGGCAATGCACGAGCGTGGAATCCCCGCTGAATTTCGAGACGAACAAGTCTGTCTCTCTGGACCGTTGGGTGAAGCACTGGCCGACGCTGACCAGCCGAGATTGGCGAAGCGAGAAACGGATGCCGGAAGGCCAAGCGAAGCGAGACGCAGACAACCGCGGCATCCCTCTGTCGGAAGCGGTAACTGGCGCACTGAACCCGACGTGGACCGAGTGGCTCATGGGGTTCCCGCTCGGGTGGACCGACTTAGGTCGCTTGGCAACGCGGTCGTCCCGCAAATCCCGGAGTTGATCGGCCGCGCCATCCTCAGTGCGAGGGAGCCGTGATGTCGCTCAAGGTCAACCAGGGCAAGCTGGACTGGACCGACGAGCTCATCGCGCGGCTCCGCGACCTGTGGGAGCGGGGCGTCCCGACTTCGCAGATAGCACGGCTGCTCGGCCCGGCGGTCACGAAAAACATGGTTATCGGCAAGGCGCACCGGCTGAAGCTGTCGCGCCGGAAGTCGCCGATCACGCATCCTCGGGGTGTATCGCGGCCGCTCAAGGCTCGTCCACCCCGCCCATCGCGGGCAAAGGGGCCGCCAGGCGCTTCGCTGCCGCTGCCGGTGCCGGAACCACCCCCGAAGCCGAAACCGCCTCCGAGGCCTATTCCACCGCGGAAGAAGCCGGGCACCTTCACCCTTCTCGATCTTCGTCCCCACGAATGCAAATGGCCGGTGAATTCGCCTGAGCGCGGCGGGACGTATCTGTTCTGCGGGCTGCCGATCGCCGAGGCTGGCTGCCCCTATTGCCGGGAGCACGTCCGGATAGGATGGACGGGGACGAAGTCGCGGCAACCATCGACCGCCGGCTGGCAGCCCCGGCAGACAGGGTTCTGACGTGTGAGCGTCCAGGCGATCACATGGGCTTTCGCACAAAAGGTTGGCGACCCGAATGCCAAGCTCGTCCTGATCTGCCTCGCCAATTATGCCGACCACGAAGGCGCATGTTTTCCATCGTTCAAGACGCTCATGAACCAAACCGAACAGTCACGACGGACCGTCATCCGCAAGATCGAGGAACTCGAAAAGCTAGGCTTCATGAAACGGTCCCGAGCCTACCGTCAGAACGGCTCACAGTCGAGCAACATGTACCACCTGCAAATGCACGTGGGCACGACTTGGGAGCCCGTTGTCATTCAGGGGGGAGTGTCTGGTTGACACCCCCGGGGTGTCAACTGTGGCACCCCATAATAACCCAGTACTTAACCGTCATAAAAAACTAAGAACCTAGTAAGTGGAGGGGACGCAAGTGCAGAACAAAAAGTACGCTACCGGGAGGGTGCAAGCCGACGGTACTAACCCCATGACATGGGTCGAGGATGATGAGGCGGCATTCGCCACTCTGGCCTCGATGTACGAGAAGCGGACGGGCAACCCTGCGAGGCCTCATGGCAGCAAGTACGGCATGGGCCAAGGCTTCTTCTTCCCGACGGAACTGTACGACAGCTACATGCGGCTGCGGGTGGTGTCATGAGCCGGGTGTCCGTCGAGCCACTGGAGGCCATTCTTGCTCGTCGGCAGCTATCCCACGATGACTGGCGCATTGCCGTTGACGAGAGATTGCGCCGCCGCGATTACGAGCGCGCGTCAGCCGAACGGCTACGGCGGGTTGCCGCGGAGATGGCCGCCCGGCAGCCACAACAGGAGGACGAGGCCTAGTGGCACGCAAAGCCGGTGGCATATCCCCGAAACGCGAGCCGTCCGGTCGCCTCAGCCGGGCGACGGAAACGCTGATCGACGCGGCCCCGCCGGCTGCCGCCAAGCGGCTACACCAGGCTGCTGTGCAAAGGGTAGGCGATCCGCTCTATGCGACTGAGACCGGCAGGCTGGCGCTCGCCGGGCAGCTAACCCCGACGCAGCTTGAGTGCGCTAAGCGCTGGGGGCGGCTGGTGGCCGAATACCACCGGGCGACGGGGGCGCCGCTGCCTTATCCGCCGGCCCCGGGTGGTATCCACGCCTATGCTGAGGACGATCCGCCGGTGACCACGCCTGCCGGCAAGGCGCTCCGTGACGAGCGGACGCGCATCAAGGCCGAGATGTACGCGGCAGGTCATGCCTTGGGCGAGGCTGGTCCGGATGCGGCCCGGGCTGTCCGCGCCTGCTGCGAGGCCAACGAGGTCGCGGTCGGCCATGTCGGTCTGCTCAACCTGCGGGCCGGCCTGGACAGGCTCGCCAAGCACTGGAGGGCGTCCCGGTGACACGGGGAGGGGCCGCCAGCGCGTTTTTAGAGGCGTCGGGCTACCGGACACTGGCCCCATCCCAAAACGCAAATGAACGCCGTTCTACTGCCTGTTGACGTTACTGTCCCAAAATGGCACATTCCCATCGTAGCGGTTTTATGCTTGATGCTGCATGATCGAAGTTATCCGTCGCGGCGTCCCCTACCTGGAGCGGATATTACAGGTCGAATGTCTCGAATGCCTGTCGCTGCTTCGCTTCAAGGGCGCCGACGTCATCGAAGGGACATCAGTCAAGTATATCGTCTGCCCGGTGTGTAACGAGTGGGTCGATGCCAAACGCGCAAAGCCCTATGACCCGGCTGGAACGAGCGGCAAAAGCGGGGAACATCACCCTTGAACAGGCAGACGCCATTCTCAAGGCTGCCTATCCCGAACTGCATGCCCGGACCCACTTCGTCTGCCCATCTGACATCTGGCTCGGCATCATCGAACGGACCAACAGCGGCAAGAGGAAAGACCCGCTCGGCGAAGACAAGATCATGACCATGATCTGGCAGCCAATCTGTGACGAGTTCGCCCGCATGAGACAAGAATACGGCGACTATGACACCCATCCTCCGTCGCCGTCATAGAAAAACATACCCCAAGCGCCTCGCAGCCCGCCTCTACCACATGGCCCGCGAAGCCGGTATGAACCCGCAAGAAGCCGCAGCACAAGTTGCTTTAGGCTTAAAGCAAATCAACCACATAGCGTTGCAAAGCAATGACATGGATGCCCGGGCAAAGCGGTAACCCAAAAGGCCAACCGCCAAGAACCCGACAAGTCCGTGACGCCCTCAGACTAGAATTCGCCTCCAACGAACTGGGCGAGCCCGTAGAGGTCAAGCCCGGCAGCTATCGTGACATGGCCCGAGCCATGATCAACAAGGCTCTTACCGGCGATGTCTCCGCCTTCACCGAGATCGCCAACCGCATAGACGGCAAGGTGCCCACCCCGGTCACTGGCGGCGATGACGACGACCCCGCCATTCGCATGGTCCATCGCATTGAGCGTGTCATTATCGACGTTGACCATCGAGACGGCAGCCCCGTTCCGCCCCCTCCTGAAGCCGAGCCGATATAAGGGCGCTTACGGTGGTCGAGGCTCCGGCAAGTCTCACTTCTTCGCCGGGCTGCTCGTCGAAGACAGCATTCGCCATCCGGGCGAAAATGCTGGCGAAGGCCTGCGTTCGGTTTGCATCAGAGAAGTCCAGAAAGACCTTACGCAATCGGCCAAGCTGCTCGTTGAAGACAAGCTGATCGCCAACCGGCTTGGCGAGGCTGACGGCTTCAAGGTCTATCACGACCGGATCGTAACGCCGGGCGATGGCCTGATCATATTCAAGGGTATGCAGGACTATTCGGCCGATAGCATCAAATCCCTCGAGAAGTTCAAGCGGGCCTGGTGGGAAGAGGCGCAGACTGCCCAGCCCACCTCACTTGCCATGCTTCGGCCAACCATTCGCGAGGATGGCTCGGAGATCTGGTTTTCGTGGAACCCAAGGCGCAAGAACGATCCTGTCGACCAACTCCTCCGCGGGCCAACCCCTCCCACCGGGGCCGTTGTCGTCAAGGTCAACTGGGAGCGCAATCCTTGGCTCCCGGAAACCCTGAAACAGGAACGCCTTGACTGCCTTCGCGGTAACCCGGACCAGTACGATCATATCTGGGAAGGGGGATATGCCACATCCCATGCCGGCAGCTACTTCGGCAAACTCCTCGCCACCGCCAAGCTCGAGGGGCGGA